AAATAAGTCGTCCCGCGGATCGTGCAGGACGGCATAAGAAATTAGCGCTTGTATTTCATTAACTCGGCCAATACTAAGGCCGGAAATAATAGAATAATGATTATCCAGGCTAGCATTTATCTCCTTTTCCCGGCAGGCACCGCCCAGCAGGTATTTGTATCTCCGCCCCTGCTCAGGCCGGGAGGCGGTTGTGTTCATATTTATTTTGGTTTCCCGCGACCCCTTGCGGGGTTTCGGCTGGGTACCACCCAGCCTCATCAGGCGGGTTTGTACTCTCCGTCGATATACTCCAGCTCTGCTATTATTTTGATGTTAGATAATAGCGGCTCTCCGTCGCTGCCTGTACCGACCTTATCGCCGGTTACAAGCAATATTTGCGAGCCGCGCAGGAGGTGCGCGATCTCTGCGCCGGGGAGCGCCCCAAAGGGCTGATACGTGCCGGCATTGACATTATAACGAGCGCGATATACCGACACGCCACGCTCATACTCCCCACTCGCCCAATTTCTGGACTTGCCGCCTTTTGGCAGGGCTCCGAAGCGGATATATATATCGTCAACCCTGTGGGCAGGGCGCGGGAGCGACTTTATGATCCTTTCCGCCTCGGCATCTTCCTCGGCGGTGAACTTCCCTCGCTGTGCTACGATGTTGCCATCGTAGCCATACTCTCTCCACCTGTAGTTGAGTAAGTCATCGGTCTCGATCCTTACCCACCCTCCGGCGCAGTGTCCGATCGTTACCTTGAGTGTGGCGCTTGCAGCCATCTTTATATCTCCTTTCGGCGTTTGTAATATCTTTGTTTTCAATAATATTATATACCATAAATTACGGTATGTCAATAGGTTTTTAAAAAAAATTTTGAAAAAATATGCATAAAAAAAAGCCCCCGGATTTATAAAATATGCATAAAAAAAGCCCCCGGCTTTCTCCGGGGGTGTATTCATTCTTGCTTGCTTATGCGGCATTGTCTGATTCTTTTATCTCTTTATCCCCAAGCTCTCGCACGGCGGCTTCAATCATGGCTCGTATCTCGTCCTCAACATCGTCTATGTCCACTTCAATGCCTTTAGCACGTAGCATGTTCCCGACATATTCGAGCTTGGCTCGACCGTTACCAGCGCCATATATCTGCTCGGCAGCTAGCACAAACGTGCGCACCCATGTCTGCAACTGATTGTACCGCTCTGCGGAAAGCCTACGTTTGAGCCACGGGACAAAAAGGGATGTGAGCAGTACGCCCAATATTGCAATGAACGCTGATATGATAGGTGTTATGTCCATAAATCAATCTCCTCCCGACGGCTTATTGCCGCCTTTTTCTTTTTCTGCGTGTAGTTCGCGCAGTTTTATAATAGCGCATACTATGCTTTCTATCCCGGCTGCCCCGAACACAGCGGTTATCAGAGCAGTGGGCTCATCCCGTGTAAAAAACCAGCCTATATAGCACAACAGCCCAAATGCGCCGAGATAGACATAGATGCCAAACAGCAGCCGCTTTAGATACCTCATACTTTTTGCAGGTCTATCGCGTTGACCGCGGCTGTTACCGCCTTGCCAACCCCTATAACGACGCGATCGCCGTTGACGCTGATTACGTCATACTTGTCGTAGTATACGACAAATGTACTGTTGCTGTTATATATCTTTCCGCGCTTGACACCGCCGCTCGTTGTGACATTCACGACGCGCACCTTGTCGCCCTTCTTTAACTTCGGCTCAGCCGGCTTTGCCTGCGCAGGCACTGACTTGTCCGGTAGCTCAAAATACCCGAAGTTAGCATCAACCGGCTTGCTGTACCCGTCAACACGCGCCTGACCGAACTGCCATATAATCGGCTTGCCATAATTCGTGTTAACCTGCTCAGGCTTAAGCGCGGTCCAGCCGACATCCTTTTCGCCTTCGCCGAGCGGGAACTGTGCAAGCCAAAGCGGGTAGTGCTTAAGCTCGTCCCAATATAGACGGTTGGTTATGTAGTCAATATTGGTGTAGATGCCGACCTCATACCCACTCTCCTTAATGCGCTCACAAAAAGCCTTTATTATATCCGTGCGCAGACGTTTTGTAGGAGTTACACCGCGCTCTTTGCTGTATCGTTCGCTGTCGTACTCGTAGTCAAAGAATATAGGCAGATCAAGCTTGTATCCCTTTACAGTCTGCCAGCAAAAATCCGCTTCTTTCACGGCATCCGCGGTGTTAAGTGCATAGCTAAACCAATACACGCCGACCGACAAGCCTGCATCCATCGCGCCTTTGATGTGCTGGTGAAACATCCTGTCGACCGTTACATCGCGCCCAGCCCTAATGATGGCAAAATCTATGCCGCACGCCTTGACCTTGCGCCAGTCGAGCGCAGTCTGATGATGCGATACGTCAATGCCCTTGCTCATTTTTTCACCCCGCATATTCGAGCTTTGTTATGCGTTCGTCGTGCTCATCAAGCTCGTCCCATATCTCGCGATGCGCGGCATCGTTACCCGACTTTAGCTCCGCCAGCGTGGTCTCGAGCGCGGATATTGTTACTTCAAGCCTTGTAAGCGTCCGTACCAGCTTTGCAAGTACACCGCCGAGAGAGATTGCGCAGCCTATCAGGGCGATAAGCCCTACAACGATTTCCCACGTCATGTATTATTCTCCCCCAATTGGGTAGTCTACAATGTATGTGCCGGATACCTTTGTAACCTTGACTCTATCGCCGACGTTGTATGTCGCTGACTTGTTGTACTTATACAGCTTTGCCGAGGGCTCACTTTCTCCGTCAAACACCAGAGACAGCCCCTTGGGATATACTGCGGCGACGGTCGCAAACACGCACGGCTTGGGCTGTGCGCTCTCCGCGTTTAGCTGCTGCTGTTCTTGATAGTTAAGCATTATTCTGCCCCCTGTATGGGCTTGGTATGGGCTTGTCGGGCTCGCCTTTGCGCGGTTGTGCGATTATGTAGTTGTATTCCTCTTTGGTGATAATGCCCGCCTGATATGCGCGCTTAACAAGGTCTTTCCCCCATAGCCCGTCCGTGTAATTTTTCAGTACGCGCTTAAAGTTCATATTTCTTCCTCCGGATCGTCATCGTTGACTGTCGGCATTGCCAACAGTACCTGTGCCTCAAGCGCCGCCGCGATGCGCTCTTCTGCGGTTGATTCGCCACTGTTGGGCGGGTTGTCCTCAAACTCTTCGATAGCCGCGAGCACCTGCTCGACGGTCATATCGTCTGTGATGTTTGCGCCCAATCGCCTAAAATGCTCTTTTGCTTTGTAATATTCCCATACTGTCGCACCGTTGATGGGACCGCTCTCAACAATGACTATTGCTTCGGGTGATGCTGCCCACGGGATAAACTTGTGTATGTACTCCTGCGCCGACCAACGCGATCGCCCGGTTTCTTTGTCTCGACCGGGCGTATATATGTCGGATACTTTGTCCCAGACTTTGTACCGTGCCATTTATATACCTCCTTATGCTACTGTATATACATCTACCGTATCGCGATATATAGAACCATCATCACCGCCGGCAAAAAGCGCATAATCGCCAACGCTCGCGCCAGCAAGATATCTCCTAGCACTCGACAGTGCTGTTGGGGTGGTGTGGGTTAAGGCTGCATCATATGCGTCCACTGTATCGCGATTTGAAGTACCACCATAACCGCCGGCAAAAAGCGCATAATTGCCAACGCTCGCGCCAGCAAGCGCATCCCTAGTACTCGACAGTGCTGTTGGGGTGGTGTGGGTTAAGGATGCATCATATGCGTCCACTGTATCGCGATATGAACCACCACCATGACCGCCGGCAAAAAGCGCATAATTGCCAACGCTCGCGCCAGCAAGATATCTCCTAGCAACCGACAGTGCTGTTGGGGTGGTGTGGGTTAAGGATGCATCATATGCGTCCACTGGATCGCGACTTGAACCACCACCATAACCGCCGGCAAAAAGCGCATAATTGCCAACGCTCGCGCCAGCAAGATATCTCCTAGCACTCGACAGTGCTGTTGGGGTGGTGCGGGTTAATAATGCATCATATGCGTCCACTGTATCGCGATATGAACCACCACCATAACCGCCGGCAAAAAGCGCATAATTGCCAACGCTCGCGCCAGCAAGCGCATACCTAGCACTCGACAGTGCTGTTGGGGTGGTGCGGGTTAAGGATGCATCATATGCGTCCACCGTACTGCGATATGTACTACCACTGTAACCGCCGGCAAAAAGCGCATAATTGCCAACGCTCGCGCCAGCAAGCTTTTCCCTAGTACTCGACAGTGCTTTTGGGGTGGTGCGGGTTAAGGATGCATCATATGCGTCCACCGTACTGCTATATGTACTACCATCGTAACCGCCGGCAAAAAGCGCATAATTGCCAACGCTCGCGCCAGCAAGATATCCCCTAGCAACAGATAGCGGCGTTGCCGTGCCATAATATGACAGCATTTTAGGTGTTTCTCCGCCCCCCGTTTCGTCGGGATTTTGCGCGGGGAAGCCCACTGTGCGCCGTGCGCGGTGTGTCATGCGAGCTTGATAGTCAAGCGTCATTGTCCAGCCGGTCTCGACAAATATACCCGTCAGTTCGTCATTTCCCAATGCTATAATGTCGCCCACTGTATGCTCGGGGTTGAGCATAGTCTCAAATGTAACAACTTCGTCTGAAAGTAGGGACTTTTGCATTAGCTGATAGGCATAATCATCGAGAGCTGACTGTGATGCAATGTTGTCTACCTCGGTGATAGTTAGTACACGCGGGCGGTAGACGGTGCTATATGGGTTGTCCTCGCTGTCGTTTTCAATGACAGATATAAGCGGCTCGCTGAGCTCGGGGTTAGTGCAAACTACGCGGAATACATTGGGCTTGTTGTGCCTGTCGACTGCCATTGTAAAGTCAGTGCCGATAATGCTGTAACGGTCAGCGCGGTATGTGATGCCGATGTTGGCGATACTCGGCGCTTTGGCAGGCGTGAGCTGTATAACGCCGTCATGGTCTACCCATGCAGATGCGTATGACATCTCGGAGAGTAGCTTATTGATAATGGTTAAGCGGTCTGTGCCGATTTCCCAGTCCTCGCGATCTGTTGCTAGGGTTAATGTGCTCGGCGCGATGTAAAAGTCGGCTATGTTAGCATCGGTCAGCAGGTCGTACAGAGCAGTCGTATATAGCGTGCCCTTGGCGAAGTATTGGCGCGACTCGATGCGTGACTGCTTGAGCTTATAGAGTCTGCTGTAGCCCTCAAGCTCATAGAAAGAGACGCCACCTTGATGTGATAGCGTCTCACCTGTTATTATGTAGTAGCCGAGATTGTACTCGTCGCCGTTAATTGATACGATAACCTTGAGCTCGTCAGTCAAAAAGTCGATGCCCGCGTCGCGGTAGTCGTAAAATCGCCCGCGAAACGCGTATTTAAGCTCGGAGTCAGCGCTCATGGTTATGACGGGCGCGTCGTATGCGTATATCTCTTTGCCGCCGACCTCATATCGGTATCTTACTTCAACGATCGGCGTCGTCAGTTGCATACTCCACCTCCTCTTGATAGTCTACCTGCGTGATTGATAACGCCATCTCGTATATGCGGCGCGATACTGTCCGTGCCACGTTGTCTACAATGCCGATTATCCGCCCGCCGCGCATGTCTTTATAAGCGACGAGCTTGCCGCGCAGTGCCTCTATAGCCTTTGCTTCGGCTGCAGTCTTAACGGCATATTGCAGGCTGACTGTGCGGCGGCCTTGCGGCGGCACAAACGCGATGGGGTCAGCGCGTCCGGCAAACTCGCGGTATGCAATTGCCGTGCTAGCACTGTAACTGCGAGATATAGGGTTACCCGACGCGTAGCGCAGCGGCAGCCAGTTGATATTAGGTAATGCGGTTATCATGTCGTAGCGCAGGTTGGGCGACTGCACCACGGCGTTTGACAGGGTATAATGCCCGCTGCCAGCGGGCGCAAGTATCTCATAAATGTGCTCGCCATACGCCAGCGCGTCGTAGTATGATGTATCAGCGGTTACTGCAATTGGCACGCCGTCACGGAGCACGTAATATTTGTCATACTCGCCCTCCCACGTCAAGCCCACGCCATTGTCGTGAGCAAACGCGGTCAGCGTAATCGGGTCACCCGGCTCGTTGACTATCTCAACGTATAGCGGATTAGTCCATGCCGACCACACGCCGCTCGCGGTCTGCGTGCGCACTGTTATGCCGTATACGTCGTCAGCAAAATAGCGAGGGATAATGTGCTTACCCTCGCTACTATAAATTGTGCCGCTGTCGTAGTCACCCATGCGTACTTGATATGCTACCTGCTCGACTGCCGTCCATGTGATGGTTGGCATCGGCGCACCGTCGCAGGCTACGCCGGACGTTGATGCGTTGTTGCGGACGGTAAACTCGCCGCTAGCCCAGCTTGATACAACCGCACCGTCGCGGGTATATACACGGACGCGCCATAGATAGTTGCCTGTGGCAAGCGTGCCGCCGGCTATAGTGTGCGACGATGTAGAGCTTTCAGCTTTATCCGCAAGTGTAGTCCACGTTACGCCGTTGTTGGCGGAGATTTGCAAGTCGTAGTGTGTTTGTGTTAACCCTGCATCCTGCTTATATGTCCACGAAAGCGTGTTGTCGTCGTTGCCGATAAGAGTCTTTTTGTTTGGGGCAATTGACGTTATGATTGCTTTAGCATTAAGGTCGTTATATGTAATTGTTATCTTGCATACCGACGAGCCGACGTTTACAGCGTCGCCGTCATAATGATAGCCCAATCCGCGCGATATTATGGTCTCTAACTGCGACTTGGAGATCTCCATTTCGTCGCCGCTGTTGGTAATATAAGACGATAAACCTTTTATGGTATTGAATGTTGCCGAGTCGACATCGAACGAAAAACCAGTAGGTAATAGCCCTATCGTGGCTCCGGTTGGGATATCCTTAAAATAGATTTCGCATTTAATGTTCGCAGCGTTTGTCAAATCAGGCAATTCGGTTGTCGTGAACATGTCGCAAACGACATATTCTTTGGTTTCATAGGCAATTGTGCGCTTGCCCAAAGCATCATCCCAATAATCATAAGTTGTGCCTGACATGTAGGTTGTCTTGCGTATACCGCGTCTTTTGCCGCTTGCGCGCCAATATTTACTCATGGTGCATACCCCATCCGCGCCGAAAGTTTTGCGTTGTTTGCTATCTGTAATATATCATCAAGATTCTTTATCTTGCTGACGTCTACGTTAACAACAACGCTTGTGTTGTTGTTAACGGTTGCTGTCTTAACATTACTCCATGCGATTTTACCATCGTCGCCGACCGTGCCATAACTCCATGTTTTATCGGCGTTAAGATATGTGATTTTGTTGCCGATTTTTATATATCCCTCGCCTTCGCCGATTCCGCGCCCGATTGTATCGTCCCACCGCTTAAGTTGCGCCTTTTCAAGCAGTTCCTGCGCGCGTATCTCGGCTTGCGCGATAAGTTCTTTTAATTTCTGTGACTCGGTTATTTTGTCGACAATTTTCTGCGCTGCGGTGTCTACGGTGTCGTTAAGAGTTATGCCTGCGCGTGATGATACATCTTCTATTGTCGTGCTCAGCGATTTGACGGCAGTTGTTGTGTCGGCGAGCGCGCCGGCGAGTGTTCCTGTCTGCTGATTTAGAGTTTCAATCAGGGAATCTTTGAGACTGCCAACTTCTTGGGCGGTTTCATTGTTTTGGCTTTCGTTCTGATTGGTATTATCGCCAAACCGCTGACCACCGCCTTTGCCGCCGTGCACATTACCTTCCTCGTTTTCGTGGACGGTTATGTCCTCGCCTTTAAGTGCCTTGACTATTTTTGTTAAGATGGGTAACGGACCCGCCACGATAGACGCAATACCAGCAATAATCCACTCCATCCACTCGGCACCGACTTTGCCAAACTGCTCCTCTATATCAGCTCCGGTCAATTTTTCAATGAGCCCCTTAATAATGTTGGGGATTACCTGTCCCAAAGCATCAAGGATAGCGGGGATGTCGCTAAAAATCGCTCCCATAAGCTCAACACCGGCATCTGCCATGGCTTTAAGCGTATCCTGCGACGTCAGCGTCTCTATGAGACCAGTGATGAGCTCGGGGATTGCCTTAGACCATGCCGCGAGAATATCCGGCATAGCTTGCAGCATGGCGCGGAAAAGCTGTATTGTAGCTTTGAGTATTTGCGGCTGCGCGCCTATGAGGAAGTCAACAATGGTCGTTATAATCAGTGGCAGGGCATCAATTAACACCGGGATTGCATTGATAATGCCCTGTACAAGACCCATGATAATATCAATGCCGGCTTGTAATATATCCGGCAAGCGCCCGGTGAGCCCCTGCACAAACTGCGTTATAGCCTGTGCTGCGGCGGGGATAATTGTAGGTAGTGCCTCGGCGATACCGTTGAGCAGCGTCGTCACCATATCGACACCGGCAAGCAGTATCTGCGGTGTCATTGCTATGATTTGCTCGACAAACTCGCGCACCGCATCAAACGCGGCGTCGGATATCTCGGGCAGAGTGGCTGTGATGCCTTGTAGCAGACTTGTCACAATATCGCCGCCGACGCGCGCAATCACCGGCGCTTGCGATGCCATGTATTCGGCGGCTTCGCGCAGTACTTTGCCAAGCGCGACGATAAGCCCGTCAACGCCATCGGTCTCAAACGCCGCGGATACTTCCTCGACCCAGCCGTTAACCATCGGCAATACCGACTCGGTTAATGCGGCTTGGAGCCCCTCGGTCAGTTGACCTTTTAGGGCATCGATGTTGTCCTGCAACGTCGCGAGCTGTCCGGCAAACGTCTTGCTCTGCGCTTCCATCGCTCCATAGAATCGTCCGCCCTCGGATGTCGCAGAGGCAAACGCGTCCGCAACCATCTGAGCGGATATGGCACCCTTAGACATCTCGTCTTTAAGCTCTGCCATGGACTTACCGGTCTTGCGCGCTATTTCCTCCAGCGGGTTAAAACCGGCATTAATCATCTGCATCAAGTCTTGTCCGGTCAGTCTGCCAGTCGAGCTAACCTGCGCAAACGCAAGAGCTAGACTTTTAAACCTTTCAGCGTTGCCCTGTGATACGTCGCCAAGCTGTTTGATACGGGTCAGCGCTTCATCTGCTGATATGCCGAAAGACATTAACGTCTGCTGAGCGTTTGCAAGATCAGACATGCCAAACGGCGTCGCTGCGGCTTCTTTGCGTAGTTCGATTACAAGTTGCTGTGCTTTTGCTTCGTCGCCCAACATCGTTGTAAACGATGTGGTATACTGCTCCATTTGGGCGTTGTAGTCGATGCCTTCTTTTGCAAGCTCAATTATGTTTCCGGTTAATGACGCAATAGCGCTTCCGAGCGCGCGGATACCACCTACGATAGCGTCAGACAAAAGATTTGCTTTAAGCAAATCGCCAAAGGTTAACGCTTTCCCACCCGCTTCGGCGAAGCCTTCGCCCACGTCATCTAAATTGCTTCTAAGATTCTTCAGCGCATTTTCTGTATCGTTAAGCTGCGCCTCAGCATTGTTTAATTTTATCTGCCAGTCTTTAACTTGTTTGCTGTTCTCGCCATATTCCTTACGCGCGCTTTCAAGCGCGGCTCGGATTGTGTCTATCTTTTCACGTTGTTTCGTGATCTGTTTTTCATATACTTCGGCTTGCGCTGCTGCGGCTTTCTGCGCGTCTGCGCTGTCGGCAAATTCCGATGTTACTTTGCGCATTTCGGAGGTTAAGACAGATAAATCTTTATTTATTCCCGCTATAGCCGCTTTAAATTCTTTTTCTCCGTCAAGCGCTATGCCAGCGCGGACGTATGCGTCTCCTGCCATGTCTTACCTCCATCACATTGTTACGCCTTGAGGCAATAAATCCTCGACAGTTCCCGGCTTAGCATATATGCCGTTGTACTTTAAATGTTCAATATATAGTGCATTAAGTTTACATAAGGTCATGTGCCATACTTCGCGCTCGGAGTAGCCGAGTATGACTTTACCAATATAGAGATAGCGAGCAACCGGCACAGGCTCGGTTACTCGCTCGGTGCGTTTGGGTCGTCATCCTCGTCGTGCTTGGGGCTTGTGCTTTCAATAAAAGACTGTAAAATAATCTGTATCAGTTCGCTGTATCCGGCGTGGTCGAGCGCATGTCTGCCAACATATTCCTCGCTGAGATATACGGGCTTTTCGCCGGTATCGTCGGCTTTGATTGAGATTCCTTCATTTATCAAGCGGGTTAAAATATATTTTGCATTATTGATTTTTTCGATCCCGTTTATAAGCGCGGGCAGCTCGGCAATTGAACAGTCAAAATGCGTTTGTATGTCATCAATGACATTGAGCGTAAAAAATAATCTATAATCTTTACCCGCCATTTTAAAGGGGACGCCTTCCGGTCTTAACTCTCTCATTTTTCACCTCAACAACTTGCGGGCGGCTGTTAGCCGCCCGCGTATCGTTATGCTATGATATACTCGTATGTTGCAATGTCGCTGTCGTTGTTGCCTGCCTTGACCGCAATTGCGCGCAGCGCGCAGCTCCCGCTGATAGTGATAGCTGTGCTATACTCCGTACCAGTCGTTGCGGACGGCGTAAGACCTGTTAGCGTGTAGTAGATTGTTTCGCCTTCGCCTGCGGTCAGCGTTACGGTCTGCTCGCCGGTATATGTACCGGATGCCTTGCTTGCTACGGGCTTTCTACATTTGGCTTTTATGCCTGCCATGTCGTCAAGGTATGCTTTCGCTGCGGCTTCGGTTTCCCAATCGAGTATCTCACATACATTGTTGGTGATGTCAATCCCGAAAACTCCAGATATAGTCGGGGTTTTGAACGTCGTCCGGTCACGTTTGGTTTCAAGCTCGTCGTTCGGCTCGCCGAACTGCACCTTGTAGTACCAAAAACTCCTGTAGCCACCGCCTGCCTTCTGCCCGTAGAAGCCAAACCCGACAAAAGGCGCTATGTCATCGCTACTTATGATAAAACCGTTTGAATCTTTGCGCTTGTGACCTAACAAGATTGCGCGGGTTTCAATCGTGAGGTCGGTCAGCCCGAGAGTTATTGTTCCACCGAGTATACTCTGGTCGGACAGTTGCAGGGCATCGTCGCCGTATATCCGCTCGTTGTTTATGTCGTACTGCACCGACACCGTTATTGACTTTCCAGCAACAGCGCCCTGCGAGTAGGTACGTACTCCGCCATCCTCGCTATATATCGCATATATCGGATATTTAAGCCCTTTTGTTGCCATTGTTACCTCCGTTATTCATCGTTTATTATTCCGGCGAGCTCGGCTTCCACGATCACATGACGATAGCCGCTCTCGTCGTACAGCTGCTGGGTGGATGTAATAGAAAATCCGGCAGACCTTAACAGCCGCCGGATGGTTGATTTAATTGTGTGTGGGTCGCCACGGGTCCAATAATGCACTTGCACGCTCGTTACGTCATAAATATCATCGTCGTCTCCCGATATCTCAGCACGCTCGTCGGTGTAGTTGTAAGTAATGTATTCCTGCGCATCGCCGTCATAAGTTTCGGGATACATCGGCAGGTTTAATGACGCAAGCGCTTTTCTGATTATAGGGTATACGTTCATTTTTTCATTTCTTCCTCAAAGACTTCACGCATTTTATCATAGACTTCTTTTTCGCTGTCCTTGAGCGCTTTTGTCAATATTGGGGTCGGCGGCTGTTTTTTTGTGCCGTACTCGGCGTGTGCAAGTTTCTGCATGTTCCGTACGCCCTTGCGGTCTTTGCCTGTAGGACGCACGACCGCATACCAATTACCCTTTTTATTCTGTTTGGCTTTGGTCTTGCGCACGCTGCCCAACAAGTCACCTGTTCGTTTGTGCTTCGCAAGTTCGGACTTGACATTGCGCTCAAGGATTGGTATTGCAGCGTCAATCATCTTGGGCGCAACCCTATCGACGTCGGCGAGTTTGCCTAACGCCTTTACAAATGCAGGATCAATCTCAAAATCAAACTTGCCCACATTACACCACCTTCTCGCAGGTTATTTCTATCGCATCCGAACCGGTCTCATATGTGCGTAAAATCTTATACTTGACGCCGCCCTCCTCGACATATATTGCGCCAGCGGGGTAGTCCAATGGATGCAAGCGATACACCACAGTTGGCTTTAACCCGACTTTATACGCCTCGTAAAACTCGCTGCGCTTAACACTCATTCGCTCTGCAACCGCATCGTACTTAGCCTCAACCTTTAGCGGATACCCGCTGTCTGTTTTCGCGTGCTCTATTTCCGCAATAATTTTCAGGTCAACTATCATCTATATACCCCTTGTGTTTGCGCAGTTCATCCACCATATCACGGAAATCGCGACGCGAGCGTTCGGAGATGGTATCGTCGTTTGTAAATTGCCAAAGCACAAATGCACGGACCGCAGCCAACACATCAGGGTTGTTCTCATCCTCCACAACCTCTTGCTTAATCCCAAGCCTCCGCATTACCGCTCGGGCAGCCAGGATGTGCGATTCTATTTCATCGTCAAGCACATCGGATCTCATACGTAACCGTGACTTGACAAGGGCGAAGTAATTGGGCGATACTATCATAGTATCATATACACCTCACACGGGGGCGGTTTACCCGCCCCCACTCGTACTTAGCCAGAAGCCTTCTTCTTTATGTCTTCTTCTTTATGCGCAGGAAGCCGTTTTTCGCGGTGACGTTACCACCGGCAAAGATTACACCGCGGTGCGCAATCATACCTTCCTTGAATTTGTAGTCGGTCGAACGCGCGATTTCCAGGTCGCTGAAAATTGCCATCGTGTAGTTTGCAAGCGGACCGTAGCACATGCAGCAGGAACCGGCAGCGGTGCTGGAGTTGGACACGGCCTTGCAGGCGCTGTTTATTATGTAAGGCACTCCGTTGATGGTGCCTACATTGCCGCGTGCTATGACTTCGTATACTTTCCTGCCGTCGGCGTGACGCAGCATAGCGAACGTCTTGAGGTCATCTTTGTTAAGTACGAGCACAGCCACATCCTCGACATCTTCGGGTCCGCCATAGCTATAGATAATATTGTCAAGAGTATCCTTGTCAATTGCTGTTATCGACAGGTCGGTGTTGGAATCAATCGCCGTTGCTTTGGAACTGAATATGCCTACAAAGTGACCGTTGGTGCCGTCACCGACAAGGATTTCTTTCGTTATCTTCTTTCGGATGGCAATCCGTATGCCGCGCTCGACCTCGCTTGCATAGTCAGCCGCAGGCAGCTTTTCAAGCTCTTCACTATCCTCGGCGTATGCGCCAATTTTGGTTTTGGTGATAGTTGCATAGCCAAAGCCAGGCTCTGCCGCGGGAGGATTACCTTCTTCGGCAATATAGTTGCCCGTGCCATAACCGGTAAGGTAGGGCTGATCGAAGGATTCTCCGCCGGGCAGGTAACGGGTATTGACGCGATCGATGAGGGTCGACACCTCATTAAAAGAGGGTTTGATGTCAGTTGCCTGATGTGCAGGCAGCAAGATGCCGGTTGTCGCGATTTTAACGCTGCGCATTTCTTTCAGTGCACGACCACGAGCCTCTGCCTCGTCTTTAGCTTCTGGCTTCTCCACAGCGGCACCTATACGGCCAGAAAGGTCGAGCTTCTTACGAAGCTGGGCTTCCTCGGTGTTAAGCTGTTCAACCTCTGTCTCAAGTTCGGCAATACGCGCCTCGTCTGCGACCTCGATTTCTTTTGCTATAGCCGCCTTACGTTCTTTGATTTCACTCAGTCTTTTCTGATACATTGTTATCCTCCATCATAAGTTTTAATTTAAGTTTTCTGCGCCGGAGCGCGACATCCGCCGCCAGCTGACGTTCCCGAGCTTCCGCCTCCGCGTCAGCCCTCCGGGCTGCTAATGATGTATCGTCATACGCCGGAATATCTACGGCGCTAACGTCATATAGTCGTTTCACGCGCTCGATCGTCCACATCCGCGCATCGCGGTCATAAGACTCTTTGCCGATTGTAAATCTAAACGACATGCGGTCTATATAACCGCCCGCAATCTCATTGTAAAGGCTTCGCCCCTCCGCCGTGCCGTCAAGCCGTGCACGGACATACAGACCGTTATCGTCGATGCTTAACTGTAGTGTTTTATTGCGAGTTCTCGCCATGACGCGGCCGCTGTGGTTGTAATTGAAAATAACATCATCCATCTTGCAGCCCTCGAAGGCGTCGCGCGCGATCTGCTCTTTATACTCAACACCGTCGATTTCAAATAAAACGGTCGGGGAATTAAACCTTACGGCATAACCCTCGACCCACAACTCTTGATTTTCGGTATTCTCGATAGGCACCGCTCGAGTTTGGAACTCAAAGCGTCGCTCAGCCAGTTTGCTCCTGTCCATTACCGTCCTCCCCGACTTGGTATTTAGATTGGTCGCTTGCTTTTATGTAGTTAAGCGACACAAGGGGTTCATCCCCACCCTCGATGGGTGGATAACCAAACATGGCTCGATACTCGTTTTTCGTGAAAATGCCCAGCGGGCTTGTAGACTGTACAAGCGACGTTTTAGAATTTAGCGACATATACACCATGGTATCGGCCATGAAAATAATGCGATTGCCATGCGCTCGCTCGGTTGGCGTGAAACACGTCGCAGTAAATGCCTGCGACATCTGCATTAGTATCGGTTCTATCACGGATTCGAGAAAAGTCTGAATTTGCTCCGGTGTAGCGCGTGACATCAACACGTCGTCGCTTATGCGCCAATATCTCAGCAAATTATCGCGGATTTCCTTGACCTGCGTCGATGTGGCTGCCCACGGTGTGACATTAAGCGGCGTGAACTCTTCCATACTGTCAACCGCGATAACACCGCCTCGTTTCGATGCTTTGTCAAACTGTTCTTCGAACTTTCGCGCCGCTTCATTTTTATCCTCATCCGACAGCATAGCCTGTTTTTGCTTAAATAGGCCTCGCACCTTGTTCGCAACCGAGAGCGCGCTCTGCAATCCCTCGTCGGCTGCCTTTAACATGTTAAGCGTGTTGTATACCGGATAGTTGCCGTTTCCATACATTTCATTGTCGCAATAGTACTTTCTCAGCACGACAACATCTTCAACCGGCAGGGTAACCTCATTGCCGGAAATATCTTTGAACTTTATCGCATAGCTACCATCCTTTGTCACATACGCTTCTGATGTACGCGCGTCAATCGGCAACATGTATTCCGGCAGCGCCTCGCGGTCATTCCACTTAATGTAGCAGTAAGCTGTGGTATCGCGCTGCATATGCGTAACAAGCCTATACTTTAAGTCATACCCGGTCATCAGTGGGTTGGGTCGTTCATTAAGCAACTTAGCATACGGGCTGTTACGCTTAATCTCTTTGATGCGGCCGTCACTGTCGAGCACCACATGCATAGCCTCCGCCTTAGCGGCATACGTGGCAATGCAGTCGATTATTGCGCGCACCGTCTCCTGCTCATATAGATTGCGGTCAAACGGCGTGGAGCGGATACCATCGCTATAAAGTATGTTGATTTGCCATTTCTTAAAAAACTTTTTTAATAGTTGCAATATCTCACCTTACCCTGCGCAAATAATCTTCCTCGTGGTTACAGTAACCAACGAAAGCATTGAGTAGGCTGACGAGCCCGTCAATGCGCTTGGTAGATCCGTTTGGCGGTTTAACCGGCTGTATACTCTCGATGCCGTCGGCATTGGCTGTCTTTACACAGGTGTTATATAAGCACCAGCGCAGTATAGGGTTGTTTTGGTATACGATTTTGTGCGCTTCAAACTGTGCGCCGAGCCGTTTCATTGGATAACTCCACGTAAACGGTCCTTGCCGTATCTTTTCCATACCAAACCCAAGACGCGTCATTTCTGCCGCCCAGTAACCAGATAGCGCGGCATCATAGCATACCCACAGCGGACGTATGTCATGTTTACGGACCATATCGACGAACCACTGTGTAACCGCATTATAATCAACTTGTGTCCCGTCGCAAATTGTCAGCCAGCCATTCTCAGCCCATGTGCGGTAAGGAGCTTCGCGTCGGCTGTTGCTCTCGACTTCGTTAACGCGAGACTCCGGAAGAAAATACTGCTGCAAAACGTAAAAATTCTCGTCGTTTGGTTTCCGGATTAAAAGCGTCGCGCACGTCAAGTCCGTGGTCGCCGACAGGTCGCATCCGCCGACCGCATAACTGTGCGACAGATAATCCATATCAACAACAGTTTCGTTGACTATATGCTGATATGACAACCACGCTTGTGCGGTGCTCTCAGGCAAATTAAAGTCTTTCGTCAAAAGAGTGGGTAAATATGACGGTTTACGTTTAGCAAGCTCCACACCGTCAGCCAATGCTTTGAGCGACTTTATTTTGCCTAAGCCCGGATTAGCCTTTTCCCAACACTCAGGTTTGTCCCATTCGTCACGGCTGTCGAGCTCATAAATCAACGGGAGCAGGTTGTAATCGTGATATCCCTCGTCCCACATTGCGACATGAGACGCGTAGTCATACATATCATCGAAAAAACCGCCACGAACAAAACCGTTTGTCGATATAAGCCACGCAAGCGGTTGCTCACGGGTGCTTTGTGACTGCTTTAGTACATCATATACCGCCGATGTTTGCGCAGCGTGAAATTCATCAAGAGAGAAGAAAGATGCGTTCAAACCGTCCAGTGTTGACGAGTCGGCGGCAAGCGCTTGTATCTTCGACAAAAACATCGGACAATAGATATCGCCTTGCCGCTTCTTGGTCACCGCTGCCAGCTCGGGCGACTGAAGACGCATATTAACCGCTTCGCCATAAACAATTTTTGCCTGATCGAGCTTGTTTGCTGCGCAGTAGATCTCAGCTCCATATTCGCCGTCATTCAGCAGCATATCCCACTCAACCGCGGCAGTCTCAGTAGACTTACCGTTTTTTCGCCCTCGTATGTCGATAACCTCATTTATGCGCCTATAATTGGTCGACTTATAACGCCATCCAAAAACAAGCTGCAGCTTTGCTTTCTGAAACAGCTCAAGACGGAACGCCTGTCGCGCAAACTTGCCCTTTGAGTGCCGACAAAAACGCTCGATAAACTCAATATGCCGTTCGCCCTCGGCTTCATCGAAATAAAAAGGGAAGTCTGCCGGAGGGTTATCCATCCAACCAACTTCCCGCCTATATAGGGCAATAATCTTTTGCGGCGCAACTATTTCACCGCGTTCAATCGCCGCCAAATAGGCTTTTACCCAGTTCATTTCTTCGCAGCTTTGATAAAGTTCATCAGTTCGCCTCCTGGCGGCAACGCGGAGGACGACGGCAATGCATCAGCAAGCTGTTTCATGATTGTTTGATAGTTTTTGTTCATCGTGTTATACATCCGCACCACGGGACGCTCTCTGTCGTAAGGCGGTGTCTTTTCCGACTGCGTAAACTCCTCATAAGAGCCGTTTGCGGCAATGTCTCGAGCATATTCCTCGAGTGTCACCCGCATAAAAGCGGCGTTATCTATTAGACCCTCATACATTTTCAATGTATCTTTGGGCATGTCGCGGAATAAAGAGAGAAGTTTTTTCTTTTCAGCCTTAATCCGTTCATCGATTGTCTTTTCTTTTGATTTATCCATAAAATCACCTCTTTTGGGAGGGGGTCATGCGTGACCGCGCAGTATCGCAGAGGCGCACGCCACGGTTTTTTTGACGGCAGTCATCGACTTGACCCCCGGGGGGGTATCTCGACGAGATAGCCTTGCGCATCAAAGTAATATCCACACTCGCCTTGTCTTGTTATCCGCGTGTGACAGGCGTGACACAGCGACTCAAGCAAATCAATGTTCA